CCCTGGTATTGGGGCATTTGGCCGAGCGTGGCGATGCGTTGGGCCTCTTCGAGTGGGATACGGGGGAGAGAATCTAAGAATTTGACTGTTATATCCTCTATCGGAGTACCTTGTAATAGCAATGCAAGCCGAAGAGCCTTTTGTAACCTCGGGCGAAGCGACATCTCAAGACGGTTTGCCTTCGTGATTAAAGGTGTCATCATCAGTCTATAAGCCACCCCCGAAGTCACACCACCATCTGCCTTTCCGGCTAAACAAGACTCAGGAACTTCAGCAGCATTCCAGAAGTCCGATTGAAGACGCTCAATCGAGGTTTCGGATGGAATCAAATTACCATCCCAAACCAAATATTTTATGTCCGGCGCTTGCATGCCCGGATCATGCCTATACTGGAAGACTCGCCCCCCTCCTACAAAGGTTTGCTTCTGAGTGACAGGATCTTTGGTCGTATAACCAATGGGTGCAATCAAGTTAGGATCTTCATGCTTGGTGAGTACAGAATCAATGCCGGTATATCGCCTTACAATGGCCCGCCAAAGGGATTTCAGATCTTCGCCATAAGATGACTCGCCATAAACATCACAAGAGGTACGCGGACCAGGGACATGGATTACAAGGAAATCATCAACAGGATTCTCTTCAATGCCAGACGGATTGGCGGCAAGAGCTGGAATCTCATCTACAAATTGGCCCAAATCTTGAACCTGCTCGCCTATTTGACACTTGCCGAGCAACGAACCAAGCTCATAGACCCGATGTTCAATTACATGCTTCTTCTGCTCATTGCGGCCATGAATTTCGACCTTGAGATAGTGGCGCTCTTCCTCACCAATCTTCTTTTCAAATTTGCTTGCAATGACATAATAGCGGACCTTACGCAGGTTGCCAGGTTCTACCACTACATAAACATTGCTTGGATCATTGGATTGGATGACAGATTTTCCATCTGCATCGCGATATATTTTGAAAAACCCATCTCCCAGGGAGTCGAGATCATACGCGACCTCATAATCTGCCTGATAGAGATCGGTATATTCGATCAGGTCAGAGATGATTTTTGCATCTGCGTCTTTGGGCGCGGATTGGCCGATGAGAGGTTGCTTACCGAGAAGAGTGTCGAGCGTCTTCTTGGTGGAGAGCTTGAAGTAGCCAAGAATGATCCGAAATTCGGTCCGCCGATCCTCGCGGAGCAGGCGCTGATAATCCTTCCATACTTCTTCAAACGAATTTTCACGTAATTCTCGGTTAATATGATATGCAGCGACACGTTTTTCTTCGCATTTTGGCGGCCAAGGCTCCCCTTTCTCAAGAAAAGTAAGATCGGTTAAAACTTCAGTCATTGGCTCGCCAACTTCGCATTATTTTCGATCGCCGTATGCATTCGCTCTCGGCATGTCCGACAAATGAACATGCATCCTTTGCCCTCTCTGGATTCCTTCAGACCAAAGGCATCTTCCAGCTCTATCTTGGTGATCCAGCAACCTATGAATTGGCCGGGAGAGTCTTCGGTTCTGCCGTGAGTGAGTTCGGTTGTCTGGTTGCAAAATAGGCAGTGGGCGGTGTCTTCGGTCATGCCCTTATTGCCCTCTGCCAAAAGTATCTTAGCATGTCTGGTCCGTCATCATCTTTCTTGATCGGCGCATCGACTCCGCGCTCTCGTGCTTTCGAATCCCAAAGATAGTTCATGATTTCCGAGATGACGCGCTTGCATTGACGATAAATCCGCAATGTGTGTGTATATAAAGCCGTTGAAAGATCTTGGATTTCCTTTACAACCTCGACCTTTATCGCGTGCCCTATAACACCCGTTCGATCCAGATCAGGGTAATCGGCCCGCAATTGTTCTATTAGGCTCAGGCCGCCGCCGCCTGGATCGATGTCCACATATTCGGGAATTATCTTTTTACCATCGAAATTGAGCATTTCCCGACCGAATTCCTTGGAAAACTCCGTATTTGGCTTATTCGCAGTGTACCATTCCTTGACCATGTACCAGCATTTTTTTGATGCGCTAAACCCAAATAGTCCATAACAAGTCGGATGCTGTTGTCCATAATCCGCGGCCACTATCCAACGGGACAAGTCTCCGGGCAAATCATCAACTACATATCCATATTTGGCGTCGTCTGTGAAAAAAGAGTACACCGCTCCTTCTGCAACGCACCACAATCCGAGAATGAATCTCTTAAAAAAGATTGTGCCCGGCGCATACATCTGCTTATAACGATTCTTGGTCGCTTCATCCAAACTCGGATTATCATCCATGAGAAAATGTAATACCATCAGGCCCTTTTCTTTGGCCTTCTGAATCCATTTCTCATAGAACCAATGGAAAGGAGATTCCGGATTGCAATTAAACCATAGCTTTGCCCCGGTTATGGAACACCGTCCAATTGCTTGGTTGACAAAACTTTCTGGTTGAAGTGCCACTTCGTCGAAGTACGCCCCAGCAGCAGTAATGCCCTGAACGAGATCTTGACTGGATTCGTCTTTGCCCCCGAAAAGGTAAAAGCAATTGACATGATTTAAATATCGAACTTCTAAATAATTATCGGCCCGATGTTCAATAACTTCCATGCCCCGGCCAATGAGCATCTTCTTGAGAGGTTGAACTACGTTTCTTCGCAAGGAGCCGATGGTTTTCCCGCATAACAAGAAATTTTGCTGATCAAAATATCGCATAGCCCAACAAACAAAGGAGAATGACATCGGGGCAGTTTTTCCCGCTCTAATCGCCCCCTCGGCGACTATGCCATTAAGATCCTTGACGGGGCTCTTTGCCGTCCACCAAGTCAGAAGAACCCATTGTTTCAGGCTTGGAGGAACCCACTTGAATGATGATATTTTGAGCATTCCAGATTTCTTCCGCTTTGCCTTCCAGTTTGTCGTAAAAGCCGTCGTCTTCTCCTGATGAGAGAACAGGCGGCTCTTCTATACGTCTTTGCTCCAAGAGACGATCCAAGGCAGCTGACCATTTCTCCATCTTATAAGGATCTTTGACGCCCGGCAACAGTGACTTATGAATTGTAATCGCTTCGTCTATCAGGGATAGCCTCGCTTCGGCGGTGAAACATTCCACTTTAAGAGGTTCGCTCGATTTTGGTTCTTTGTTGGAATGTGGTGATTGGAAAGAGACACCACGTTTATTTAAACCCTGTTTGCGAAGCGGTATCTTATGTTTCTTCGCGAGCTTGCTGATTGTTCCGCCTTTCTTCCGATCACCCAAACGAATTGCAGCGATCTCTTCAAGGCTGATATTTCCGGCCTTATAACGGTCCGATTGGAGATCGTCTAAAATCTTCCTGACGAGATCTTCTGCCAAAGGTGGTGACATTCATGCTTTCAGTCCTATGAATTCTATAATCAAAAATATCACCCTCTCTCACAGGGCAATAGGTAAGGTATTCAAGCTTTCCAGATTGGGTAAGGTTCCGCCCGCAGCCGTAACAAGAATAGCCGAGGAAAGGGAGGATAGGAACCTCGGCTCAATGGGGGAGATAATCAGTGAACGCCTTTTACATCTTCATTTGCATTCGCGAGATCCGCCAAATGGTCTCCAAAAAGACCTTCTTGGACTTCTCTATATCCCCAATTCCACAAGAAATAATATGTATCTGATTCATATAATTTCACCCTCTCCAGCTCCTGCTTATAAGCGAGACGGCGACGCTTGGAAATCGTGGGATCGCGGCATGATGGACAATGGCCGCAGCACAATTGCCGCCAGGGATGATAGAAGTCCTTGATGTGGTTTTTGCGGTTGTAAATTCTCTTAGTTCGGGTCATATTGGATCATTATAGCCGATGACCTTAACCTTAGCAATATCGCTCGGCGAACACGACAGAGGCTATTCTGCGCAGATGTCTATGCAGAGGTCAATCTGCAATGACTATGAAGCCAATCGGCTGGCATTCGGTCAGTGGGCAAGTTTCGACATGCCACACTATCCAGCATATTTAGACCCGATTTGACGGCACTTTTGTCTATGGCCGCGATTGGCAATAATCCTCATGGGCCGCGCCTGTACCACCTATCTCTTAGCGGAGAATGCCCACTAAGCACAGTACGGCTGGCAGCCCATGTTTATCTTTTGTGAATTTCGGCATAATTTGTAGGCTGCCAATATATGCGCTCAATCGCCTGATCAGGGCTCATGTCAGGTAGGCAGCCTATGTACAGTTTAGCATCATTATTGGTTACTTATTTTGCCACAAATTAAATATAAATTAGGGAGCGGTGCTCCGGTGTATGATATTG